GGCGTGGAGGAATTTGTACGCGCCTACAAACTCTGGTACGAATGGGCTGACGGGTCTTTCTGATGCGCTACGCCGCACGCCGGGATGCCAACGATGCCGCCATCACCGCAGCCGTAAGAGCGGCAGGGTTTACGGTCTACGACCTTGGGCTGGCAGGTCAGGGCGTACCCGATAAACTGGTCACCGCCCCCGGTTTTGCTGCTTTCCTTGAAATCAAGACCCCGACGGGCAAACTGCGAAGGGGTCAAGAACGCTTCCAAATGGCGTTTGAGCCGCTTGGGATGTGGTACCTAGCCCGTGACCCTGCCGAGACGGTTGCGTGGCTTCAGGCGCGGCTGACGACGACCCAGAAGCCTTGACCCATGAGTTGATGGTGCTGGAGGTGGTGGATGTGGAACCGCTCACAGAGGCGGGGAAGCCACCAGCGTGCAGGTTCTTGGATGAGGTGGGCGTTCCTGCCGTCGCTTAACACCTTGCTAGCCGCCCCCGTGTGGACGCTGAAGAAACCCAACCGGGGCATGATACGGGCAAGGTCATCCAACACCGCGTCGAGCCGGTCGGGTTCGATGTGTTCTAGGACATCAATACAACAAACCATATCGGCTTCCTGCGGGTCGCCGTACTCTGGAAAGGCGGGGTCATAGGGTCGGTAATCAATCGAGATACCCGCAGGCTCAAGGGCGCGTTGCAGGTTCTTCTTGCCAGCACCGTAATCGGACAACGACTTGATGCCGTTATCCACGATTAACTTTGCAACGATGGGCGCAAAGGCGATGGAAGCCACGCCGTAGGCGGGATTGGTGTGCAGTTCGACCTGCTGTGCGCGGTAGGCTTCGGAGATAGTAGTCATGCTTGCATCCTTCCCTGTAGGGGTCTAGCATCATCGTACCATAGGGGAGAGTCATGGCTGCTCACGAAAAAACCGCGGCTTTGTTTGTCGGAACGATGCTTCACAGCGCGACCGTCACGCACCTTCAGCACTTTTCTACAAAGAGTTACGCGCAGCATAAGGCGCTGCAAAAATACTACGAGGCTATTTCAGACCTTGTAGACGCATACACAGAGGCGTATCAGGGACGCTACGGCATCATCACGGGCTACGATGTCGAGTTCCATAAGAACAGCAACCCGAAGGCGTATGTGAAGTCGCTGTTGACCTTCCTCGACGAAATCAAAGGCTCACTCCCGAAGGACAGCGACCTTGTTAACCTGTTCGATGCCGTGGTTGATGCCGTGACGAGCCTTAAGTACAAACTCGAAAACCTCGAATAATGGCGAAGAAAGCGGAACCGTCGCGGGTTGCTGCCGCGCTGCAATACCTCCAGCAGATGCGCGACCGTGCCGCTGATTTCGGTGGTGGGGTAGTCGATACCCTCGCAGACCGCGCACGGGATGTCGGTGGACTTGCCTACGAAGCCTTTACGAGCGACCCCAACATCGGGCGCATGACGACGGCAGAGTACGCCCAAGCCGCCGACCGCCCAACCCCTCGCCTAGACCAAGCCGCCCAAGACCTTGGTACCATCGGCAAGGCAATCGTTACGCAGCCGGTTCAGACGGGCAAGGCTCTTGTGCAAGGCGAGGTTGAACGCGCACGGCAGGCGATGACCAGCCCCCGCGCTGCCGGTGAGTATGCAGGGTCGATGGTTGACCCTATGCGGATAGCCGCCGCGCTACGCAAAACCGCCCCTATCGCTGAACTAGATGTGTACCACGGCACACCGCATCGCTTTGACCCGACGGAGGCCAATCCGCTAGGCGAATTTGACGCTAGCAAGATTGGCACGGGCGAGGGGGCGCAGGCTTTCGGGCATGGAATTTACCTTGCCGAAAAACCAAGTGTTGCTCAAGACTATCAATTTATGTTGAGCAAAATTGACCCAGAAACCGTTACTTATCAAGGCAAGCCTGTCCAAAAATGGTATGACATGGCGCAAGCCGAGCAAGACAGAGCGCATAGGTTAGGCGACCGTGCCGCGATTGACCGCGCTAACGCAAAATTGGCGTATTGGGAAAATGTCATGACTCGCCGCCATCCAGAAGATGTAAAGCGCGTGGCAAACGACCCGGATGACGGGTGGCCTACCTTTGCAAACTATGCAAACTCTTTGGAAATGGAAAAATTTGGCGGGTTGAAAGAATCAGGCTCCCTCTACAAAGCCGACCTCCCCGACGAGATGATAGACCGTATGCTCGATTGGGATAAGCCGTTAAGTGAGCAGCCGGAAAGTGTCCAGACAATTTTGAAAAATTTAGCCAAAAAAGACGCAGAAAAATACGGGGAAGGCGGTGGTCTTGATTACTACATGGGCGACCCAGATAGTTACAATGGTGAGAGCGTTTACCGTTATCTTGCTGAACAGCAAGACAGTCAAGTTAACACATCTGAATACTTTAAAAATCTAGGCATCCCCGGCATCAAGTATTTAGACGCAGGCAGTCGCGGCGGTGACTCTGCAACCGGAACGCGTAACTTTGTCGTGTTCCCCGGCGAGGAAAAGAAGGTCAAGATACTTAAGCGGGATTAACAGGTTGATGCGGCACGGTAAACAGCAGTAAACTGTCCGCATGGCAGATTGTGAAGAAGTGCAATGGCTAAAGGCGTAAAGACAGGCGGGGGCAGTCGAGCAGGCATCCCCAATAAGGCCACAGCCGCCGCAAGGGAGGCCATTTCTCGTTTCGTAGATGGCAACGCAGACCGCTTGCAGGGCTGGCTCGACGAAATACACCAAGAGAAGGGCGCAGAGGCGGCGTTTAAGTGCTTCAGCGACCTACTCGAATACCATGTGCCTAAACTCGCACGGCACGAACACAGCGGCCCAGACGGCAGCAAGATTGAGATTGAGGCGACTTGGGGCAAGCCCGAGTGAAGCAGCGGGTAGAACTCCCGTATCGCCCTAGACGGGCCTTCATGCCGTTCCACGACCGCACAAAGCGGTGGGCCTGTCTCGTCGCGCATCGGCGTGCTGGCAAAACTGTCGCAGCGGTTAACGACATCATCCGCGCAGCCTTCATGTACAAGGGGCCAAACGGCCTCTTCGGGTATGTCGCTCCATACCAGAACCAAGCACGCCGCATTGCGTGGGACTACTTCAAGCACTACGCCCAGCCGCTCATCAGCGACACCAACGAGCAGATGATGACTATCACGCTTGTTAACAACACGAAGGTCAGCCTATTCGGCGCAGACAACGCAGACGCAATGCGCGGCCTTGGGTTCAGCGGCGTGTACATGGACGAGTACGGCGACTTCAAGCCAAGCGTGTTTGGCAATGTCATCCGGCCTGCGCTCTCCGACAAACAAGGCTGGGCTGTGTTCGCCGGTACGCCGAAGGGCAAGAACCAATTTTGGGACATCTACGAGACGGCACGGCGCATCCCAGACGAGTGGTTTGTCTTGCGCCTGCCTGCCAGCGACTCGGGCCTGTTGCCCCAGAGTGAACTTAACGCGGCAAAGGCGCAGTTGTCGGAAGACCAGTACCTCCAAGAGTACGAGTGCAGTTTCGAGGCGGCTATCCTCGGCGCGTTCTTCGGCACAGAGATGCGACAGGCAGAGCCGCGCATTAACGAGCGTGTAGTCTTCGAGCCGGGGTATCCGGTACACACAGCATGGGACTTGGGCTACCGCGACGACACGGCTATCTGGTGGTATCAGGTCGTGGGCGGCGAAGTGCGCGTTATCGACTTCTTCGCCGTCTCGGGTGCAGACATCCGCGCCATTGCAGAAGTGGTTGTAAACAAGGGTTATCAGTACGGCAAGCATCACCTGCCGCATGACGCACGCGCCAAGAGCCTACAGACGGGGCGCAGCATCGTAGAGCAGTTGGCTGACCACCTCGGTATCAACCATTTGTCCGTAGTGCCGAACATTGGCTTGCAGGACGGAATCCAAGCAATTCGCCAAATGTTGCCCCGAACTTGGTTCAACTCCGTAAAATGTGGCGACGGAATAGAGGCTTTACGCCAGTATCAACGAGAGTATGATGAGGACAAGAAAGCGTTCAGGGCATCACCCCGACACGATTGGACATCACACCCTGCCGACGCTTTCCGTATGTTAGCCGTTGCGTGGAGGGCTGAACCGTCCGCGCAGAGGCCGTTAGAGAGCAAGACCTTGATTGTTGGGCCACAGAATGAGGTCACGCTAAACGACATGTGGCAGGTTCACGAGCGTAGCGTCTCAAGGAGGGCGCGAATATGAGTGGCGTAAATCTTCCGTATCAATACCCCTACGAGACGGTCGCCGTTTCGCAGACCGCGCAGGTGCTTGGCACCAACGGCGCGGCAAACGATTACTTGCATCGCATCGTGGTGACGGTATCAACGGCGCTGACTTCAACCGTCAGCATCATCGACGGCAGCACGACCATCCTTTCCATCCCAGCGAGTACGGCTGTTGGCGTGTATGTCGTGGAACTTGGCCTCAACGCGGCTACCGGCCCGTGGAAGGTCACAACGGGGGCAGGCGCTGCCGTG